ATGTTGGACTACCGATAGACAGAATACACGAGCCTTCAGGGTTGCCATTAGCAGAGCTTGGAGCCATACACGAATTCGGGTTAGGTGATATCCCCGAGCGTTCTTTTTTAAGATCATTACCGATTTTAAAAAAGGATGAAATAAAAAAAGGGCTACAGACAACAGCCAAAAAGGCTGCAGAAGGGGGTGACCCTAAAGTATTAATGGAAGCATTTTCACTATTCGGGCAGGGGTTGGTACAGGAAAATATCGTTGAGCTAAAAGACCCGCCCCTTAAAAATCCAAGGGATGATGGCAGCGACAACCCGCTGAATGATACCGGGGCCATGAGGCAGGGCGTTATAGGAGTGGTGGTTAGTGATTAATGTTAGGGTACCCGCAAAGTTCCAACGGCCAATAACGCTGAGACAGTACGCGCAGGGAAATTATATAGATGGCATATGGACGGATGGCGCAATGACTGATGTCACGATTAGTGCAAGTGTGCAGCCATTAACCAGCAATGATCTGAGATTATTGCCAGAGGGTGACAGAGCAAAACTAGGCTGGAAAGTATTTTATAACGGTACTTTTCAAATGGGCAATGATGCCGGGGTCAAGCCTGATGAGATTATAGTTGATGGAATTTTATTCAGAATAAGCTCATTAGAGAATTTTGATCAATTTGGACACAGTGAAGCGATCTTCACAGAGGCGACATAATATGATTATTCAAGACGGGAAAGTTGTAAGTGATATTTCAGATGCGGCAAATAGAAAAATATCAACCAGCATTACATCGACTATTAATGAAATAAAGAACATTGAGCGGATGGTTGCAGGAATAAAGCCAGTTGATCAAGTCGGTGTTAGAAACCTTGATAGAGCAAAGAAAATGGCAAAAAGCGCAAAGACAAGCCTGGAAGCGTTAAAAATGGTGGTAGAGGCGTTTAATTGACAACACTTGTAGAATTAAACAAGCTTGTCAGAGATTCGATTAATGCGTCGATTACGATCAGTGATGTGATAGTTTCTAATCCGAATGCACCACGACCGGATAATGATTTTGCGACTGTATACACTGCTGAGATGACACAGACGGGCATCCGAGATATTGAGTATGCTACAAATGCGCTTGATCTTGATGAAAAAGTCATAAGAATGTTTGAGGCAAGGATGAGCATTAACTTTTTTAGGGATAACGCCAGATTAAATGCAGCTTTATACATTAGCTCATTGCCCATGAATAGTTTAGTTGAGCTATTTAATTCTTCAGAGGTAGGCGTGATACGGGCATCAGGGATAAGAGATTTAACACAGGTTTTTAATTCTTCACAAGAAGAAAGGGCACAAGTTGATTTATTTTTACACTTTGAGCTGACAGCGCCAGTCGAGATAGTCACTGGAATAGACACTGCTCGTATACAAGGTGTTATTGATAATTCACAAGAAATAATCGATACAGTTGACATAACAGTTCCGTAAGGAGGAATAATTATGAGTTTACCAATATCCAGCGTTGTTACCGTCAGCGTTTCCATATCACCCGCTGTTCCTCCAAAAAGAGGCTTTGGAGTTGCCTCGGTTGTGACAAATGAAAATGACAATCTTGGAGCAATTCAGGTTGCCAGGATGCGTTTTTATTCATCCATAACAGAAGTTGCAGTAGATTGGCCAACAATTTCAGAAACGTATTTATGCGCAAATGCATACTTTGCACAGAATCCAAGCCCAACACGATTTGCAACTATTAGTCAGGACAGTATCGGGGGAGAAACAGAAGTTGATGCATTGACAGCCGCTGAATTATTCAGCTCTGACTGGTATGGTGTTCTACTATTAAATACAGTACGGGATACAACTGTACAGACTGATGTGGCCGCATGGACTGAGGCAAGGACTAAAATATTCTCAGCCTCAACAAATGATCTGCTGACCTTAACTCAGGGTGACTTGACTAGCATGGCAGCCCTGCTTTTTGCAGCGAACTATACGCGTACGATATGCACCTATGCATCATTGGCAAATTCCGCTGAGTATCCTGATGCTGCTATTTTGGGGAAGGCATTTACAACGAACTTTAGTGCGCCTGATTCAGTTATTACATTGAAGTTTAAATCAATTTCATCAATAACCACTGAGACAATTAATACAACTCAGAAAGCAGCACTTGATGAAAAGCGAGCAAATATTCTAACTGATGTCGCAGGTGCAAGCATGTACACAGAGGGCTGGATGTCCTCACAATTATTCTTTGACGAACGACATGCAGTTGACTGGCTAGTAGGGGAAATTGAATCTAATGTATTCGGATTCCTGATCAGCCAGAACACAAAAGTCCCGTTGACTGACAAGGGAGGGGCCGCAATCGAGCAGCAGGTAGCAAGAGCATTAGATGCAGCATTAAATAATGGAATGCTCGGTTCCGGTACGGATAGCACCGGAGCATTTTTAGCGACAGGATATTCAATTGCTGTTCAAAAAGTAGTTGATATGAATCCGGTGGATAAGTCTAACAGAATTGCACCGTCAGTAAGTTTTGTTGCACTGCTCGCTGGAGCCATGCACTTTGTTCAAATAGATGGATCAGTGGAGCGATAAAATATGAAAGCATTTAATTTTAATAACGTCATCATGCTGGTACAGGGTTCAGAAGTTACAGGCTGGCCAGAAGGTGATGATGTAATAGTTTGTGAACGTTCAGAGGATTCAGCTCAACACTCCATCGGTGTGGCCGGTGAGATGACGGTTAATCTGACTAATGATCGGTCTGGGACTATTAAATTTAAGCTAAAGCAAAATAGTAAATCAAACGCTCTGTTGACGGGGTTAATATCAACCCAGGAAAACGGGTTATTTGTACCGGTATTTGTGCAGATAAAAAACACGGAGGGCGGGGAGCTTATATCTGGTACCCAGGGTTATGTTTTACGGCCCGCGACTATGAATTTCGGCCAGAATCTCGGTGAGAGTGAATGGACTATTACTGTAGAAAGGTTAGACATGATCAATCTTGGAACTGATTCACAAGTAATCGGGGGGGCTTAATGTCGAGTGAGACGTTTACAACTGAGATAAACGGGAATGAGTATTCATATACTCAGCTATCTGCTAAAAACTCATTGCTGCTTAAATTTGAGCTTGCCGGCATTATTGGTGAAGCCACAGCGGTTATTGTATCTGCCCTTGGCAAAGAGGATGAGGAGCAAATAGAATTGCTTACAAAGGCAATGACTAAGGTGTTTAAGGATAATAAACCAGAAAAAGTTCTGTCATTGATTGAGCGGATATTTGTACCTGCATTTATTAATGGTGAGAGAATTAACATTGATACGCATTATCAGGGTGAATTAGCTGAAATGTATCAGGTTCTATTCTGGGTTTTGAAAATGGAGTATGAAAGTTTTTTCAAAGGAGCGCAGGATATTCTGTAGCCAGTGAAGGCAGAACGGATTATTCGAGATATGCGCCTAACCTTGATTTGTTTTTATGGAGACCGGTAATAAGTGAGCCTCCATTATGTACGCTAAAAGAGTTGGAGGATGGAAGCTACAATTTAAACGATTTAATGGACATGCACGAAGCACTTAATTTATTAATAAAGGTCAAACAAGATGCCAATAGTCGATAACTTATTCATAAAACTGGGTTATAAATATGATCCTAAAAATATGGAAAAGTTTAATGAAATTGCTAAGGGCACAGCAAGATCATTAAAAGTAGTCTCATTTGCAACAATTGGTCTGGCCACTTCATTCACCCTTCTATTTGCAAAAATATCAAGTAATGCCCTTGTACAGCAGCGATTTGGTAAAGCTATGGGGGTTTCACGTGATGCCATTGCCGCCTTTGCGCGAACATCAGAGGAATTAACGGGAGAGCGTGGCACAGCGGGCCGGTTTATTGAGCAGTTTAATGGTATACAGAATGCGCTAAAAGCTGGTATTGCCCCCAGTGATGCTTTTTTAAGAAGCATATCAATGATGGGAGTGTCGCTTGAGGACTTCCAAAATCTTAACCCAGATAAGGCGCTGTTAAGGCTTGCCGGTGGGTTCCAGGCATTAGACAAAGACCAACAGGACGCAGTAACAAGCCTGCTGAGTTTAGACTCAGCTGGTAGAAATCTGTTTGCGGGATTAACAGAAAGCAAATTAAAAGCAAATATGCCCTCCCCGGCTGATCTGAAATCAATAGAGGAATTTGATCAGTCACTTTTACGACTGAAGAAAACGTTTAATGATGCCATCGTCACCTTTGGCACCCCATTATTTAAAGAGCTAATCCCCGCACTGGATACCCTTAAGCAGAACATGCCTGCCATTATCGGCTTTGCTAGAGACGCTGCAAGATATTTTAAAGATTTTGGAGAAGCAATCGGTGAATCTATCGGATTTGCAGTGGTTAAAATTAATGAGCTGACACAGGCGTATAAGCGATTAATCGCCCCTATATCTGGAAGCGAGTATCAGTCTCCTGAAAATAAATTCTCAGGGTTAACGGGGTTTGTTGAAGGTTTCGCAAAACAAGAGCTGGGGTTATTTGGTGG